AGCAAGGTTATTATGTTACGGAATGGATTTTGGTTATAGTAATGACCCCAGCACATTAATAGCATTATACAAATATAACAATGCTTATATCTTTGATGAAATAATATACCAAAAGAAACTATTAAATAGTGATATATCAAACCTATTTAAAGAACACGATATAAGAGAAATAGTTTATGCAGATAGTGCAGAGCCAAAATCAATTGCAGAATTAAAAACATACGGACATAAAGTTTTGCCTTGTACAAAAGGTAAGGATTCAATTGTATATGGTATCAACTTAATAAATCAAAATCAAATATACATTACAGAAAGAAGTAAGAACTTAATAAAGGAATTACAAAGTTATACTTGGATGAAAGACAGAGAGGGTAATACTATTAATAAACCAATAGATGCTTTTAATCATTGTATTGATGCAGCACGTTACGCAATTACATCACAATTAAAGAACCCAAATAAGGGAAGCTATAATATAAGGTAATGAATAATGAAACAATGATTGCAACGGTTGAATGTTATATACATCACAGAACAGATAAAAAGGTAAGGATTAGAAAACCAATAACACACAATGAATTTTTTTTACTTACAAAGGCTTATGAAAATTGTAAGGACTTTTTTATAAAACATTAACAAAAAACTATTATATATATATGAAGATTGAAATAAACGTACCTACATCACTAAACGAAATAACATTAGGACAGTATCAAAAGTATTTAAAGATAGCTGAAAACAATCCAGATGGTAATTTCTTGGATGCTAAAATGATTGAAATCTTTTGTGGTATTCCTTTATCAGAAAGCTATAAATTAAAAATGAGTAGCGTTACTGCAATACTTGATATACTAAATGAATTACTTAATCAAGAACCACATCACATACAACGTTTTAAAATTAACGATGTTGAATATGGATTTGCACCAGATTTAGATGAATTAAGTTTAGGGGAATATATTGATTTAGATAATAGTGTTTCAAGTTGGGAACAAATGCACGTTGCAATGAATGTATTATACAGACCAATTAAAGTAAGTAAGGTCGGTAAATATAACATTGAAGAATACGATGTAAAGAATCCAGAAGAAATGAAAGATATGCCATTAGGTGCAGCGATAGGTTCAGTTTTTTTTTTGTACAATTTAGGGATGGAGTTATCGAAGCATACGATTCTTTATTCGAACAATCAAACGGAGATGGAAGCTATTCAAAGTCAGCTAACTTCGGAGCAAAATGGGGTTGGTATCAATCAATTTATGGACTCGCTAACGGAGATATTACAAGGTTTGAAGATATCACTAAATTAAATGTACATCAATGTTTTACGATGCTATCATTTATGAAAGAAAAAGCAGAGATAGAAGCACAACAAATAAAAAGTAAGTTTTAAAATGAAAGGATTTTATCAAGTAACCGAAATAATAAAGAATCAACTGTTAGCAGATGTAAATGTCAACACAGTTACAACTGGAGATATCACAAGAATAGATTTATCGAAGCAAACTATGTTTCCTTTATCACACATTGTAGTTAATAATGTAGGTAACGAGGATAATATATTGCGTTTTAGTTTGTCAGTTTTATCAATGGATGTGGTAAACATTTCAAAAGAAGAAGTTGTAGATATATTTATAGGTAACAACAACGAGCAAGATATACTTAACACACAGTTAGCGGTATTAAATAAGTTGGTGCAAGTTTTAAGAGGTGGTACATTACATCAAGATTTATATCAGTTAGATGGTACGCCAAACTTTGAACCTTTTTACGATAGGTTTGAAAACGAAATGGCTGGTTGGGCATTAACATTTGATGTTATAATACCAAATGATATTAATATATGTTAAGCAATGTTAAAGACGAACTAAATAGATTTGCAAAGTATGTAATCTCACAGTCAAGGGCAAACTTAACAAGGGCTAAAAAAGGTGGTGGTAGTTTATATAAAAGTTTAGATTCTAATGTAAAGGTTTCTAAAAATAGTTTTGAATTAAGTTTCCTAATGGAAGACTATGGTGTATTTCAAGACAAAGGTGTAAAGGGTAAAGACCCCTCAAAGGTTTCGCCAAATGCAAAAATAACTGGTCAGCAAGCACCCAATAGTGAATATAAATTTGGAAGCGGTAAAACTGGTAATTACAAAGGTTTTGTTTTAAGCATTGAGAAATGGGCAAAGAAAAAGAATATAAGGTTAAGGGATAAAAAAGGTAAATTTACAAAAGGTAATTATAAAACTATTGCACACATTATTGCTGGTAACATTTACAACAGAGGTATTAAACCAAGTCTATTTTTTACCAAACCATTTGAAAAAGCATTTAAGAATATTGACAAAGACTTAATTAAAGCATATAGATTAGACATAGAAACACTAATGGAAAACAGTATAAATAATAAATAACAATGGCAATAAATTTAAGGAGTCCACATTACACAAGTACGGTAGTATCAAATACTGCATACACTACATTGGATGTATCTATATGGAGTGGTTCTGTAACAAGTCCAGTAACTGCACAATATAATTTAAGGAAAAGCGTAGTTGGTACAAGTGTTGAAGTGTTATTTGAAATATCAGAATTAATTAGAGATTATTTAGACATTACTTTTGATGGGAATTATAGTGGTCAAGCGGTATGGGTAAAGACTGTTAGAACTGCTTACGATTCTTCAAACACATCACTTGTATCTGTTCCTTATACACAAATTGCCTTTGATGGATACTGGTATTTTGAAGAAGTACAAGTAGTATCCCCATCTTTATTTATTACCAATAGAGAATTGTTTGTATTAGAAGACAATGTTTTTAGAATACCTATTTACACCAGTAACAATCCCACAGTTGTTTTTTATAAAGATGGGGAAGTAATTGCATCAGAAGTATTTGGTTCTGATACTGGTAGTGCTAATCAAATAAAGTACGTTTCTATTTATGGGGATACTGTTAATTGGGATACATACCAAGAAAGAATTTTAAATGAAAATGGTTCTTACGAAGATAGTTCTTGTCTTCAATCATTTTTCAACAGTTATTCTATTGGTGCAGTTGATAAAATAACTATTTCAGATAGTAACGGAATAGAAACTATAAAAGTAAACGTAATAGAGGAATGTAAATACGAACCAAAAAAAGTAACATTTATAAATAAGTTTGGTGCTTTACAAGATATGTATTTCTTTAAAAAATCTAAAGAGGATTTAACTATCAAAAAAGAATCTTATAAATCTAATACAATATCTCCTTATGGACTTTATAGTAAAACTAATCACGTTAACAGAGATTTTAATGTTGTAGGAAAAGAATCAATTTCTTTAAGTAGTGGGTATTTAAGCGAAGAATATAACGAAGTGTTTAAGCAGTTGTTATTAAGTGAAAAGGTATGGGTAACAGAAATAAACGATTTAGGGGAACAAGTTACACCTATCAATGTTAAGACAAGTAGCATAGCTTATAAGACATCTGTTAATGATAGGTTAGTAGACTATACAATTAAGTTTGATAAATCATTTGATACTATAAACAACATTAGGTAGATGCAGAAATTACAACTATATATTGAGGGGCAAAGGGTTGATATGTTTAAAGATGAAAGCGTTACTATAACGCAATCAATAAAAAACGTTAAAGATATTGGTAAGGTATTTACTGATTTTTCAAGAACCTTTAGCCTACCAGCTTCTAAAACAAATAACAAGATTTTTAAACACTATTATAATTTTGATATTGTTGGGGGTTTTGATGCACGTATAAAAAAGAGTTCAAATATAGAGTTGAATAACTTGCCATTTAGAGATGGTAAAATAAAGTTAGAGGGAGTTGATTTAAAAGACAATAAACCACACACATATAAGATTACATTCTTTGGGAGTACGGTTAACTTAAAAGACTTGTTAGGCGAAGAAAAATTACAATCATTAGATTTAAGTGCAAACAATAGGGAATACTCTGCAAATCAAGTACGTTCTTTCTTACAAGCAGATTCCACAACTAATGATTTAATAGTACCTTTAATTACGCATACACAAAGATTGTTTTACAATAATGCAAACGAACAAGGTAATTTAACTTATAACGCAAGTCAAATAAAAGGTGTAGAATGGAGAGATTTAAAGTATGCTTTAAGAGTTGATACCATAGTGCAAGCAATTACTGTAAAGCATCCCGAATTAGTTTTTAGCAATGATTTCTTTGTAAGTACAAACGCACCTTATTATAACTTATTTATGTGGATGCATAGAAAAAAGGGTTCTGTTGAAAACTTAACTGGAGTAAATCAAGCTATTATTGATGGTTGGCTTGTCACAATTGGTGCTCCCGAATCAACATTAACCAAAATGACAACAGTATCAACTTTACAAGTTACTGGAATCCCATCAAAATACAGAGTATTTACATTAAACCTTACCACAACAAGTACTGATACTTATAGCGTTTCAATACAAAGGGATGGTTTAGAGATAGATAGGCAAAACAATGTTGTAGGTAGCGTTATGCTGAATCAATTTACAGTAGAACAAGGGGATTACACAGTACTAATAGAATCGCCTACAGATATAACTTTCTCGCAAATTGAATGGGATGTAGAATATAGACCGAGTTCATCTGAACTTTACACTTCCAATTACCCTACTGGAGTTTTTATTTTTATTAGTTTGTTTGAATTTAATATGTCGCAACAAATACCCGAAATGAAAACTATTGATTTTATATCTGGCTTGTTTAAGATGTTTAATTTAACTGCGTATATAGATAAAATTACTAAAAAGATAGTAGTTAAAACTTTAGATAGTTATTACGCTTCGGGAGTATCTCACGATATCACAAAGTATATTGATGTTAGTAAAAGCACAATAAATGTTGCTTTACCTTATAGGGAAATAAACTTTCAATACGAAAGTGTTAAGACCCTTATAGCTGCCAAGTTCTCACAGATTACTGGTAAAGATTGGGCAAAGAGTTCTTACGATGGTGGGGAAAATTTAGATGGTAGCATCTACAATGTAAAATTACCTTTTGAGCATTTGCAATACGAGAGGTTAAGAAATTCGAGTAATGGCTTAACATCTACACAATACGGTTTTTTTGTTGATAAATACAAAGAAGAACCTAATGTGGAGAATCTTGGAGAACCTTATATTGGTAAGCCTTTATTGTTTTACCCAATTACACAAACAAACGCAACACCTATTTCTTTTGTGTTTCAGAAAGATGTATCTGTTCAGTCTTTAACAACTTACAACATACCATCAAATAGTGTGGCATTAAGTTCTGTAACAAGTAAAGCGAATATAAACTTTCACAATGAAACAAATGAATATTCATTTAGTAATTACTTTACAGACACGTTATTTAATGTATATTATAGCAACTACATAACAAGTGTTTTTAATTCATCAAATAGAATATCAAAAATAAGTGCTTATTTACCATTAAGAATTTTATTAAATTACACTTTAGCTGATAGGTTTGTATTAAATGGACATTCATATAAAATAAATTCAATAACAACTAATTTTGAAAGCGGTAAATCAGAAATAGAATTACTAAATGACTTATGATAAAAGAAATATTAGATTTATTAAAGGACACTAAATGCAAAGCAGAGGTTGTTCAGTTAGCAAAAGGAAAAAATAAGTTTCCAGATAGTTTTAAAGAAGTATTTACAAGACAAAAACAACAAATAGAATGGAAAAAGTAGTTATTGAATTAGAAGCTAAAACAGACAAAGCACTAAAAGGGATTGATAATGTTGCAAAGAGTGTTGAGGACTTAAATAAATCAGTTACAAAAGGCAATAAAGATACTGCTGCTGGTTTAAAGGATGTTGAAAAGTCGAGTAATTTAGTTGGAAAAGGTGTAAAGGGAATTGGTACTGCATTAAAGGCTGCTGGTATTGGTTTGGTTATCGGCTTGCTTGCTACCTTAAAAGACTTATTTGAGCAAAATCAAAAAGCAGTTGATTTATTTAATGTTGTTTTTGAAACTTCTGCAAATGTAGTTGGTCAAGTTGTAAATGCTTTCACAGATATTTATGAT